TTGGATCGGGTACCGTTAAACGTGGTTGGTGACCACATCGGGATGTGTTGTTTTTGTTGCCCACTGGCAACGGGGGTTGTTAACGCACGGGCCAATTGTGTATCACTGCATATTTGCCGTTGGCCCCGCGTGTTTAACATGTGTGTAAATGTTGTAATTTCCATTATTTGCCTCGGATGGAATATACAACCCTGTAATGTTATTGTATCTCGGGTTGGTGGTTGTAAATTGTGTACATGGTGTGCGGTGTTTCGTATGCGTTGGCGTAATAATCCGTGGCTTGTATCTCAACCACCAAATTATCATCAACCCATACGCCCGATTTGCTAATGGCATCCATCACCATTTTGATCAAATTATCAATATCGGGTTTTGTTGTTTTCAACACGCGCCCAGGGCCTTTGATCCTAGCCGGCCGGCGGTGGATGAATTGCACGCACAATTTTAACGGCATGTTGGCCAATGGCGGCGCATCCCCCCAATCATTTGTAATCGTATCGATCGCGTGTTGCATGTATTCGCGTGATTTGGGCGGCGTGTACGCATGGCCCGAACGAGCTAACCGAGGCCGGCCCATCGCAACCGGCGGCCCCGCAATTAATCCCGTATGTATTGATTTCCACATTTTAACGCTCCAATGATTGCAACCGCATAAACGCGGCGCAATGTTCATTTACCACATCGTTGTTAATGATGTTGCCATAATCATCATACACCGCATATAACGCAACGCATATACGCAATAAGAAATGGCTCGCGGGGTATTGTGTACCGTTTAACCATTTATCCAATGCGGGTTTACTACAATGGATCTCGTTTGCCAATTGTACTCGGGTAAAATCCGATGCATCCACCGCGGCATGTAACGTTGCCGCGAACCCACCGCCCGCCAACATTTTTTTGGCCACGGTGCGCCCATACTGTTTTACCAATTGGCGGTGTTTTGTATTTTCCATGTTTAACATTTTGTACCTCTATAGTGTGTTGTAAATGGTTGCCAGATATGCCAACGCCTTAAACGCTGGAAATATTAACATTGCACCGCCCAATGCCATTATACATTGGCCGATCGTTGTGCCGAGCTGTTGCGCCTGTTGTTTGTTCATTTTGTTACCTCGGTTGGTGGTTTATTTTACGTGGCACACATCGCGTATAGGTTGATTTGTACCACGCAAAACAAACCGGGTTGGTTGTTTATAAATTGTTTACGAATAATGCGATTTGTGCGTGTTCATCATCCGATAATTCACAAATGCGATTGCTGAAACGGCCACGCATTAAAAAATTACACGGATAACGGCCATGGAATCCAAACGGTTTTAATACCATGATTAAACCACATTCGGGGCGGCCACTACCAAGTACACACACAACAATATCGGTTGATGGTATCTCACTTATTTGTGTTACATTTTGCATTGTATAACCATGTGGTAATTGATAATTTTGTGGTAATTTAAATTGTTCTCTCGAAACGTTTGTCGCCTTTAAATAAAATTGTTGATCGTATTCATTGTACTCAATTACGCAGCTGAACAAACCGCCATTTTTACCCTTACTAATAAATTTGTATACGGTATCGGTTGGCATGTTGCCGTTTTGCATTTCTTCTAATAATATTTGCGCCTGTTCGTATGATACATATGGTTGCATTTGTTTTGCCTCGTTTGGTTGTTTTGGTTGTTTTGATATATACACTTGATTGTGTATACATATATATAACATGGCATACATATGTATGCAACAAAAATATACAAATTTCTTTACATATGTTGATAATTTGTCCTTTTGTACACGCACACAATGCCCAATGCAACGGCGGTTATGCTATTATGATCACATGATAAAAAAACGTGATAATATCCCCCGCGGCCATCGTCGATTTGAGCAAATTGTTGTGCCGGTATTGGTGGCAAACGGTTGGAGCTCCCAATGGTTAAACGTATTGGGAACCGATCATGATCGCGATCATGGTATTGATTATTTGCACGGTAAACAAGGCATTGCCGCGCGTATTTGGGATGGTATGCCAAAACAACACTTTAGTATGCGATGGCTCAACACTCGATACCCCAACGTACAATGCGAGCTGCCCAAAATGTTAAACCTGTTGGCATTGGGCCATTTGATGCCCGATTATACAATTGAGGCCCACACATTTAACGGCCGGGTGTACATTGCGATCGTCGATACAAAAACATTGATCGGCACCGTGCAACGCTACCACCCTAATTTGCCGCAATTCGTTGTGCGCAATGATACTCACGATTTTACAGTGTTTGTAAAATGCCATTTTGATTTGTTGCCGCCCGATGCGATAACAAAAATTATTGCACCGATTGGCCGGCCGGATTTGCGCTGATTTTGTCTTTAATCTCTTTAACGTCGCCCTTTAGTACGGTTAGATCACCATGCAATGTTTGCATACTCCGGTTTACCTCGCGCATTGATTCGCGGTAAACCTCGCGATCCTCGTTATGAGATTCCACCATGTTATCGATCTGGTTTAAATGGCGGTCAACCCATACCGGCACGTTTTGCGCCAACCAACGGGCCACAACCCAAATTGCCATAATACACAACGCCAACGCCGCAACGGGGCCCGTGGCAAATTCTAAAACATGTTGTTCACTCATTTTACAGCTCCAAAAAATATTGGTGTATACCGGTTGCCATGGCATCCGCAATACGTGCCAATGTGATGTTATCCAATTTGCCGCGCGGGCTGTCCATGAATACCGGTTCACAACACAACGCCACGGGGCGGCCAACGCCTCGTATGGTGTAAAACGCGTTTTTTGTCCATCCCTCGGGATGGGCGGCAATGGTTTTACAATCCGTAATATCAATGTTGTTTTGCATCATTTGGCGGCCAATGTGGGTTGCCAACGCCGCGCCCTGTTTGGATGCGTGATGATGAAAAAACGCGCCGTATGTACCACCGCCGGCGTTTAAGTGCATCGCCAAATAAATACAATGTTCATTGGGATACATCGCGGCGTATTCGTTAACACGTTTATGCCGTTGGGTGTATGTGCCATCCGATATTGGCATAACCATGTGGCCGTGCAACATTAACAATTGTTCGAGTTGTATAGCCAAACGGGCCGTGATCATCGCCTCCATATCCGGCGATCCATCGTGATCACAATCAACCGTTGCACCCCGATCGTTTAATTTATCGGGTTTGCCGGCGTGTTGTCTGTCAATAAATACGATCATGATTGGCCCAAAATGTATTGTAAATCAAATGCCCAAACGGTGCCCGCCCATCGTTTGCCGCTAACAATCACATTTTGGGATTGCAACGCCAACCGCGGGGCCGTTAACTCGATTATATCACCTATTTGTATGTAACCGTATTGCATGTTGGCATGTACTGAGAGCTCGAACCGGGGCAACGCGTTTGCCTGTACATATGTGGCGGCTATCATATCCGCGGTGGCACTATCGTATACATAATTGGTTTGTGTGGCACCCTGTTTAACACCATACCGGTTTGTTGAGGCCACGGCGGCGTTGGTCTTTAACTCGTTATTGGTTTGGCGTATCGCACGGCACCGAGATATGCCCGCGTAATCATCACCAAACCCGTTATAACCGTACTCAACCGTATAATCGTTTATAATATCCACCGATTCGGTTAGCTGTGTTATTGGCCCGTTTTGCGTTATTTCGCTGTTATCATCCACTCGCCAACGTGCCACGGGTTGCAATTGTTTAATGATGGTTAGCAAATCCACCACCGGCCGTAAACCGTTGGGGCCCATGCGGATCGATACCGGTAACAACGGTAAAATGTTGCCCTGTAACCATTCCCACGCATACATGGTTGGATCGTTAATGTACCCCGCCAATTTGTACGTGTTTAATATTGCGGTAATGTTGGCCCATGCGCCAACATCCACCGTTTGCCCCGTGCGCAACATCCCAAATAATAACACATCCCCCGCACGTGTTAACGGTTCACCCGTTACCGAGCTGGGATCGGTGCCAAAACGGTTAGGCAATGCGGGGCGATCCCAATGTACCCACCATGATTGCGAGGATCCGGATCCACTGTAACCCGGCATAGCAACATTATCCGATGGCAAAATTGTTATGTAATGGTATACGTTGCCATATTGATCAACGGATCGCACGGGGGTTTTGGTGGTGGTTTGGCCCAAATCATCAATAATTTTAACGGTGTTGGGTACACTGGTAACAATATCATGCCCGCATATCATGAATTGGGCATTGTGAGAATCATATTTTTTAATGCAATACGCGGGCGTGGCGTATATCTCGCGGGTGATACCGTTGGATGTGAGATCGCCGGGGGTGCCAAATACAATTGGGTAAGGTTTGCCATCGGCGGTATCAATATCCCGATCCGGGAATCGTTCATCAATCACGCCAACGTTTAATAACAATTGGTTGGGCGTTTGCGGGTGTGCCTCAATAGATACGGCCACGAAATTATTGGGCTCGTTTGGATCGCCAAATTGCGGTGCCTCGAATTGGCCACGGTACAATACCACGCGATCATTATACGTTTGTACAATACGGCCAACGCGTACAATGTAATAACCAAATTCGGCGTTTACGTTATCCATACCCAAACCGCGGTTGTGCAAATCCAACACATCGGTATTTGGCAACGCCAATTTACACAATACGGTGTTTTCTTCAATATCACCCTCGGATCCCATGGCCTCGGTATAATCAAAATCCAATAACCCATCGGTGTATAAAATATCACCCTCGGGGCCCTGTACTGTTATGGCAATTTCTCCCAACCGGTATTGCCGTGAATTGTATTCAAATTGCACATAAAACACCGGCGTACCGCCGATCAAATCTTTAGGATCTATCATTAACGCACCTCACGCATAACCACGGTGCCAACGCGCAACACCTCGTTTTTGCTTTCGTCACCTATCACATTTTCGATTTGGATATCGTTACCCAACGTTACCATAACATGATCGTGGTACCGATTGATCAACAAACAATTGGTGCTGGTTTCCGTGTACACCGTTGGCAAATACACCAACGCATCGTGCGCGCCTTGCATTTGTTGCACAATGCCGTACATGGTTGTGGGCGCACTGGCAACCGCCGCCACCGGTTGGCCGCCTGTTTTGGTGGTGTAATAATCCGGATCGGGGTTTGTGTTGTGCAATTCTGTAACGTCGATGCCATCTGTCCATGCAATACGCACCGTGCGCCCACCGCGGCCATTTACACGGGTATGTAATACGCCGTTTTGGGCCTCGTTAATATCCGTGTTGGCCTCAAAATTGATTGTGCGCCCACGCCCATATTGAGTAGCTGGCAACACAACGGGGCCAAACACCATATGGCCGATCTTAAAATACCCCTCATTGGTTTTTTGGGTACCAATACGGATACGCAACGCCGATAATGCGGCCACACTGTTTAACACAACGGTACATACATTTGGCACCAATTGCGCATAACCAAACGAGGGTGCGCCGGTTGGCTCCAATATGGTAAATGTAACGGTTTTTGTTGTGCTGCTATTATCGATCACACCCTCGGTATTTTGGATGATTTTACGCACGGTTAGATCGTCGTTATCATCATACAAATACAAATACCAATCCACGCACTCGCCATAATGTAAAAATGGCCCATCCACATTTTGCGCACACACAACGGTGTTACCGGATCGTGTAAAATCCCAATCGGGCCCAACCTGATTTGCAACCGTGCAATGTTGTACCCATGTGGATCCGTTGTACATATCCAAAAAGAACCGCCGGAAATTAACGCCGCTCAAATGTAACCCCAATGTTTTATTTCTCGGGTAGGCAATAGCCGTTGGGGCATCCACATCCAACGCCCACGCAATGTTGTTTTGTGGTACTGTATCGGCATCGGGATCGGCCACTGTATCGGATCGCCACTCGTTACCGCGTGTGGGTGATACGGAATACAACACCCGATCAATTGGGTAATCGTATTGCGGTTGTATATCCCACAAATCAGATTGGCGGGCGGGCCCATCCTGTGTTGTGATGTATAGGCCGGCATCCAACGCCGCATAATATCCCAACGCCGGGTATTGTTTGCCGTTGATCTCACCATCCACACCGATCCCCATTTCGCCATTTTCCGATACACTGAAATATGCCCAATTGGCCTCGGTGCCGATCGTTGTACTGGTTGCGCCCCAAATGTATTGGTTGGCCGTTTGCGCACCGGCAATTGCCGATCCGGTTAACAACGCATATTGGCGTGGGCCCTGTTTTGTAACGTAATACAAATTGGCGCGGCCGCTGTTATTATCCACATGCAAAAACAAAGCGCGCTCACCCTCGGGTAACCCTGTAACGCTATCGAGCTGTGTACTATTTAACGCATCATACAAATACAACGATGTGGGCGTAATGTACACCCGCACGTGGTACCCCTGTGTGCTACTGGTTGGTGTTTGGATTTGCACACCGATGTAAGTACCTTGCGAGGCACCGCCGCCCACAACACCATCCAATTTTGCATGTAATAGTACGCCCTCGCTTTTATCCGTAATGGCCGTGCGATATTGCAACGCGGCCCCGCCTGGGCAACGGATGTACAAACGCGCACCGGTTAATGTTTCCGATGGTGTACCGGTTGTTGTTTTACTCCATTGGCCACCCTGTGTTGGTAGATCGGCCGGTAACCAATCGAGCGTTGGGCTGGTATAATCCGAATCGGTGGCATATTTAACGTAACGCGGGTAATTTTGTGTGGCCCACATCCCCAAACGCATCATTATTATACTGTGTTGGTACGCATTGGTGCCATTGGGCAACCAATTGTTAAACATCAATTGTTGGCCATCGTATGATGTGGTTGTAATGTTGGCAACATCCCCAACGCCTCCACAATCGATCACTTTTGAATATCTCAAATTGTCCGTGGCGGTTGGATCTTTGATAAAATGCCACGTGCGCCCATAATCAATTGCCGATTGGCCGGCGGTATCCGAATACGCCACGCCCACCAAATTGTTAATGAGTAACCGCGCGTAAATGTAAATACGGCCGTCGGTGTCGATGTGCATGGATTTATCACCATTGGTTAATACATCGTTACCAACACCGCCCAATGTTGCCAAAAAATCGCCATCAATGGTTGTTATGTTGGAAAATACCAACGCATTAAAAATATTATCGTACGCATCGGTTATTTGAGTAACGCCCATTTGATCATCGTTACGTATGAACGATAAAATAAACACGCCATTGTGTTGTACGATATCGATTTCATGCAAACGGTAAACGGTTGATGTTACAGGCGTCGAGCCCACCAAATCGAATTTGGCACCCTGTGAAATGCTGGCATATTGGTATGCCTTGTTTTTGTTTGTGCCGGTGTTGGTAGCTGTTTCAATGAATAAACACACCTGTGTACGTGAGGCGGCCGCCGTGATTTTATTCAATGAATCAATGCCGGTTAATGATATATCATTGATCAATGCCCGGTTAGATATGAGATCCCACGATCCACCATTATCGGTTGTTTGGTACACTTGTATATTTACGAGGCTCGCGGCGGTATCAATCGAGTAAAACAGGCACAACACGTTGCCATTATCCAACACGCACAAACACGGGTGGCGTAATTCACCCCCCAACGTGGATACGGCAACACCGTTAACCGTGGTAAATGATGTATTGCCATCACGATCGATCGCATATACTCGCACATTGTTATTTGTGGCCGTGGTGTATTCAATGGCAACCAATACGGTACCATCGTTTAATGTTACGGCATCGCGCACAATGAATTTTTGCCCCGCCAAATTTAACGTGGCCACGGCGGTTACATCGGTAACAACGTTTGGCATGTTGTGGCCGTAATAACTGGCATCGGTGGCATATTTCCAACCAAATTTGGCATTTTGGTTAACGTGTCCACCCTCGAGGGTTTTAACATCCACCGCCTCGGTTTGTAAACCACGCGCACCCAATACCAAACCCGATTTGGTAACCTCGGTTGGGATACCGGCGCGGGCCGTACCCTGTGTGGCGGTTGTTTCCTGTTGCCAAATGTGGTTGGTTGTTAGCTCGTATGGCGTGATAAAACCACGTACATGTGTTGGTGTGCGATTGGTGCCCATATTAATATGCCCCCGTATGTTTACGGCCCATGCGTTTACGCGCCGCGCGGTTATATCGATCGATGTGTTTAAACGGTTGTATTATAACCGTATCGGTGTTGTTTGTGCGTTGGTTTTGCAATTGGCGCACACCCTCGGGGCCGCCCATGTTGCGTACGGTGGTACGGTCGATCACGGCCTCACCTGTTAACAACGTGGCCGATCGTTCATCCGGTGCCATACCCCCCATGTGATATTGTGGCGGCTGTTGCGATGCAACCACGGCGGTTTGCGCGGCCCCAACGGCGGTTGCCGTGGCAATGGCGGCCCCGCGTAAAATTGGAGGATACACCAACGCGGCCGCGATGGCCTCAGCTGTTGAAAATGCAATATCCGCAATGGCGGCGATCTGATTCATACGAAACAGTTTTTTCGTATTTTCACCATTGGCGCGGCCGGTTTGTTCTAAAAACGTGGTCATTGCGGCGGCAAATGTTTGTATGCCCGATACAACGGTTTTTACACCCTCGTAATTTTCCTTGCGCCGATCTTTGATGCGCTCTAATTCCTTTTCATGATTGGCGTTTAATATTTCGTCTATTTCGGCTAATCGCTCTTTATCCAATTCATGGGCCATATCTTGGGCCAATTGGTGTTCACCACTAATAACGCCCAACCGTAATAATTGCTCATATTCGGCATCGTACCGATCTTGTACCGCCTGTATTTGCTTGTTGGTATCATCCATTTGTGTTAACGCATATTGGGATTGCAACGTGTTTCGGGCCTCAATTTTTGCGATCTCGGCTTGTACCGCCTCCGAATCAAACGGATCATCGAGCTCAACCAATTGTTTTTTGGCCGCCACTTGTTTTTGCATTGATTGGGCCTGTTCTTCGTTGGCCTGTGCTAATTCATTTTCCAATTCTTGGCGGGTACGGGCTAGATTTTTGGCGGTTTTTTGATATTGTACAATCGTATCTAATTGGCCTTGTTCATTTTGAATTTGCTTGGTTAATAACGTTTGTAATTCCAATAGCTCGGTAAAACTTTTTTGTTTCCGTGCGGTTAGATCAATACTGTTATCAATGGCATCATTTTGTAATTGTAACGTGCGTAATTGTGTGATCTGTTCTTCACTCAGGATCGCCGCCTCGTTGGTGTTGTACGCAGCGGTTAACATTTTAACCGTTTCCAACGCCTCGTTGGTGGTGTTTACGGTTTGGCGCGCCGCCTCAATGTTACCATCAAACGCCGCCGCCGCACTGTAACCCGCTTTATTTACGGCGTATTCGTATTTATCGATCTGTTGTGTGAGCAACTGGTACTCGTTAATTTCTTCTGCCAATTTTGATACGGCATCGTCTAAATTGGCTTGTTGTTCTAATTGCGATGCGTTGAGCTGTTTTTGTGCATCCCGTAGATCCAACACGGTTTGCCGCGCCTTTTCAACTTCGGCGGTGTATGCCATGTACCCCAACGCCAACCCACCAACCACGGCGGTACCCGCCAATAATATTGGATTTAACGACCCAAAACCCATTATTAACGATTCAGTAACGGCAAATGTATCCGCCAAACCATCGGCGGCTTCGGCCAATTGTGGATTAACACCACGCAATGCCAAACCGATACCACTAAACCCGCGATCAATATCGCCCGATTTGTCGGCAACATTTTCCAACCGGCCACCCATCCGATCCGCACTATGTGCCAAATCATCAAAATCGGCTTTAGCTCGTTGGGCTCCTTTTGCCATTTCGCGGGCCACTTTCTTTTGCGCATCCGCGGATTGTTTGGCGGCCTTTTCGGCTTGTTTTAATTGGCGATCCAACGCCGCTACCATCGCCTTAGCTTCTTTTTTGGTAACCGTTGGGATCTGTTCTAATTTGGATATCAGATCTTTGATATCGGCTTTATAACTGATCTCAATGCTTTTTTGTTCTGTTGCCATTTTACACCCGTGTAAATAGATCGGCGGCCAACGCCCGCACAACCTCGTTTGCCGTTTGACGAATTGGTTTTATTAATGTTACTTGGGCAACGTTGCGCCCCCGTGGTTGTATGATATCTTGCCGGCGTGCATTTTCCGAATCGATCCCATATTTAATCATAAACGAATACGGCGCGGTATTTTTCAAATACACCACCAATTTGCCATCGGCATCCAAACGGAAACCACGCACAAATTTTTGGTATGATTTTTTTGATCGTTCCTCAGATCCAACCACGCGCCCATCCTCTATTGTTAATTTAGGTTTGCGTTTGGGCCATTGGCTAATGGCCTCGGTTTGTATGCGCTTTAATGATTCATCCATGATAATGCGCGCATTGGGTGCAACGGTATCCAACAAACCGGTAAACAGCTGATCAATATCCTGATCAAATGTTGCCGATGCTTTACCCTGTTGTATTGTTTGGCCCATCGTACCCCCGTTGCCGTGCGATCATCCTTTCCAATTGTAGCCGTTTAATTTCATTTTGGCGGCTTTTGATTTGCTCGGGCGTACTGTTGTGTAATCGGTATTCGGCTAATACGTTTATTTGGGTTTGTTCATCTAATGTATAAAACCATTGCGGCGGTTGGCCCCAATGGCGGGCCACCCGTAAAGCCAATAAATCTAATTGGCCTCGGGTGGATGCGTAAAATTTGCCGTTTCCTCAACCTGTTGTTCGGTTGGGATCTTGGTGGTCATTTGCACAATACATTGCACGCCCAATTCATATATGGCACCCGGTGTAACACCCGCACCCATTAAACGATCCATAATCGTATGGCCATACCCAACCGGATCGCCATCGGCAACACGGTATGCGGGTAATATCTTGGCATGATCAACGCATACACCAATTGCACCCGCACACAAACGTGCCAATTGCGCCCTGTTGGGATCGTTACTCCAAATGGCGATAAAATCCCAACATGTGGCCATTGATTCAGGCACAACCAATTGGTGTTGCCCTAATTTACCTAATTCCAACATAATACGCCCCGTGGTTGTTGGTTTATGCTACAACGGCACCGCCATAACATGTAAAATTCAATGTAAACGCGGATGGGTCACCCTCGGCAAAATCCAAAGAACAAACGCATTTCGATAATGTTACGGATGTGTCCTGATCATCCCCAAAATCGGTACCCTCGGCGGTGTACACTAGATCGATTGTATGAAATTCCACATATGGTACACCCGTTGCGCCGGTGGATATGTTTGCATTGTATGCGCCGGATTTGTTGATAAAATCACGTACGGATCCAAGGTTTACCGCATCGGTAAATTGTCGAAAATGGAAGCTAAACGATCCGGTAATGGTTTGTTCATCCTGTTTACGGATGGTGGCAAAATTGCCGCGATCCATAACTACCAGCTCGCTAAATTGTTGCGGCTGTGAAAATGAAAAATTGCCATCCTCGTATGCAATTTCCAGTACAACCGCCGTTGGGGTTGTGCCATCCTTTAGCTCGATCTTTCCATCGCGTTTTGTTTTTGGTACTGTTGAGTATGCCATTGTAATACCTGTGTGTGTGGGTTTATTGGGTGATTGTGTGTAATGCCGTAAATGTACATGCCACGGTTATGTATTCCTGTGAATCGCCAACGGTGCGTACACTGCTATTATAGCGTATTGTAAACGCCTTGTTTACACTGTATGTTTGCAACACTTGGTTTATAATATCACGCTCGAGATCCAAAGCCGCATCGTAATCCGTTGGGTACACATCCAACGGCCGCAAACGATGGGCAAACGTTACAACCACATTTGTTTGCACATATACACCAACACCCCGCCGTTGCCGCTCCGGTGTTGCATTGGATTGTGCAACGGCCACCGTGTACGATTTGTGCGCAATGGTGTTTTGTTGGCGTAAAAAATACTCGGGTGCCATTTTGGCCAACGTCATACCGCTAACATTGGCAACATTGGAGGCAACCGCCGCCCGTAAATCGCTAAATGTTACGCTCATCGACGCCGCCAACGGTAATTACCCAAACGGCCGGGGTTACTGAGATAGATCACCGGTTGTTTGTTTTGGCGTTGATCGGGGTTATCCGCATTGCCGGTATGGTTGTGATCATACACAAAATTTATTTGTTTCCACTCGTTATTGTATTGGCGGTAATGTTCATTGGCCAAATCCAAATAACGCCCGTTTGATTGGCCCAATGAGCTGTGGAAATCACGAAATACATAATACAATGCCAAATTTTGATGCGCACCCCTAAATGCCTCGGCACTCATAACCAAATACTCAAGGCCGCCGCCCTCGGTTCGCAAACGTTGGATCAACGTGTACCACGCTTCATCAATGTATGTTTGGTAGCTGGTTAATGATGATGGGCGCAAATCCGCCAATTGTGCATACGTGGCGGTTAAATCGGCATCGGATACCACGGGATACAAACGGCGCAACACAACGGCACACATGCGCCGAAATGTGTACACACGGCCGCCAATAGTGATTGCCCATTCCTGTAGATACCCCTCGCCCAATTGGGCATCATTAAACAACGTGGCCGCATGTGTGTATTGCGGTACGTTGGCGGGATACGTTGCCACCGCATTATCCACTAATTTTTTTTGCGTTGGATCGTATAGGGTGTAACGCACCTCGGTTGGGGCCACCAATGCACCGTCACGATATACCGGTAATTCGGTGGTTTGCGCGGATCCTTTCTCGAATAGCTCGGGGATCTTAATTTGTGGTGCAAATGGTGTTGTACTCATTATTTTAATACCGGTTGGTACACGTTAATGCCGTGCGTGTTGTACGATTCTATAAATGTTTCCATGGCCACAATTTGTTGTTGCATGGCGTTTAATTTCTCTTTAATCTCGGGTAAATGTTGTTGGCGTACCAAACGATCCGGCCGCTTTTTGAAATCGGTTACGTACAATTTCCAAAATTCGGGCTCGATTGGCCCCAATTCACCTTTTACCAATAATTGTAACGCCCATTGGTTAAACGCATCCCGATCAAACGTTTTAATAACGCGGTTTGCCAATACTCGTACATCGGTAAAACGATCCGTGTAAAATTTGCCGCCGCGGGCGTCGTACATGCGTATGTAATCGTGCCGTTTTGGATCTAGGTAGATCCACCCCTCGCGTTGCAATTGGCCGATCCGGTTGGATACGTCGCCCATCTCGCCACGGAGTTGTCGCACACCGTTTACGCCCGGCCTGATTTGCTCAAGCTCGATATTGGGCACGAATACGCCAACGGTTTTGGTAATCGTTTGATCTTTACCTTTACCCGTTGCCGGTATTGTTTCCGTTACCTCGAATGTTTGCCACATCCAATTGGCCGGCCACCATTTGGCAAACATTGGATGATTGGCGCGCGTTGGTAATACCAATTGTGCGTTGTGCGGGTTTTGGGGTGCCCACGGTTGGGCCTGTGTTTTAAAATTCATGTTTTGCCTCATTGTGTGTTTGTTTTTTTACCGGTTTGTAAAATGTGCGGCACCAATGGCACCGCACACAAAACAACCAATCCAATCAAAAATCGGATCTAACCTTAAACTTAATCGTTAATAGAACTGAGCTTAACACCGCGATCGGCATCAACCACGCCCATACCCAAATAACAATGGCCAACGATCGATGTGAGCGCGCGGCTTGCGTCGCGTTCCATTTCGATCAATACGTCGCCCATATCCATAGATTGAGCAGCTCCGGCCAACGCGGCGGGTTTACCTGTTGCAAATCCAATTGCTCCGGGGGCCCACATACCACCAACATGTAAACCGGTTGCCGTTTGTACATGTGATGATGTATAGATATCAACACCTAGGTACGATCCTTTAAAGCCCGGCCCTTTTGCGCTCATGGCCTCATATGATGCCGGCGCAAATGCCAATGCGTTGTTATTTTCAGATCGAATATCAGCTTGGAGATCTTGCCATTGTTCCGGATGCAATAACGCAACATATGGCCCCGGCGCACCTTTACCGGACGCAGCCAATTCCAACGTTTGATATGCCTCAATAAAATCATCAATGGTCAACGCGCCCGCATTGGATACGGATGCAGTAAAGCCGGCAACTGTGGATGCGGTCAATTCAGCAAATAATAGCTCGTATGATTTGGCGATTGATTCAGCAATACGGAATGGATCAACATCCGCGCCCATACCGGTCATGTTTGCCAAATCGGTAATTTTGTACATAAGAGCTTGACGCTTAACAACGATATCGGCGTGGCCATCGGTTAACGATGTTTCAGTAACCGCGCTATCCTCGTTGTATGTACCACCGGTGCCGGTAAATGCTTGGAATGAATCGTAACCATCTAATCCGGCTTTACGTACGCGGATTGTGTCCGATCCCATACCGTTAATTGAGCCAACAAAATCCAAAAATGGCGTGTTGCGCAAATTGCGGGCGTCGGTAATTAATAATTTGATTTCTTGGCTAATCATCTGTTGGAGCCGTAGATCGCCAACCAATGATACGTTTGTAATATTTGCCATGGTAAACCCCAATGGTGTATGTGTTTGTAAAACGTGTGTGTTTGTTCTCTATGGGTTTTACTGCTGTTTCGGGTGCGACCCTACCCACCCAAATTATAAACCAATAAAACGCCGTGTGCAACCCCAAAAAAAACCCCCCAAGGGAGGGGGGGAAAACAACCGAGGCAAATTGTTTTTTTGGTGGGAATTAAAGAGATACTACAATTTCTGCATTTGATACGTTTACAACGCTCTTTACCTTTACATTGTTGGCATCAACCAATTGCACATCCAATTGGATTAAATTGCCGCTTGAATCATACGCCGATACGTGTACAATCTTTTTACCCAAACCGTGGTTGAGCGTGGCAAATGTATTTGCCGTTAAAGATTGCGGCGCAAATTCTTTACGGAAATCACCGAGATCTACCAGAATTGCACCGGTTGTACTGTTGTATTGTGCCATATTATCCGATGCAGAATCGGCACTAATAGCTCCCCTGGCGCGCGCATCCGTAAACCATAGATTTGTGGCGGCTACGTCCTCAGTAATATCGTCGGTTTTTGCATCCAATGAGTATTCGCCATTTGAGTATGCCAAACCGGTACCGGCGGTAAATTCGGCAAACACATCCGATAGCTCAACGCTTAAAACACCGGTTGTACTGTTGTATTGCAACAATTGTACATCAGGGCCGGCAACACTTGCAACCGATACGGCGGCGCGTGATCTTGCATCCGTAAAATATAGATTTCCGGATTCGGTGATCATACTGGTATTGGCTGCTAATTGCAAAACACCGGTACCACTATTGTACGATAGGCCCGATCCGGTTACGCTAATAGCTCCGCGGGCGCGGGCATCCGTAAACCATAAATTGGTTGCGCCTGTATCCTCTGTGATATCATCAGTGATCAACGCCAAATCAATAACACCGGTGCCACTGTTGTACGATAGGCCGGCACCCGATACACTAATAGCTCCGCGCGATCTTGAATCCGTGTAATATAGATTATTGGATCCCTCGCTGATTCCGTCGCTATCAACATTTAACGAGTATGTACCATTGGAATTATCATACGATAGGCCCGATCCCGCTGCAAAAAACCCGCGGATCTCGGCTTGATCGGCTGTAATTTCGCCGGTGGATGCGTTAAAATTAACACCACTTGATGCGCTCAACGCGGCGCGTACTTCGGCATCGCTTACACTTTGGCCCTCGATCTCGGTAAAATCTGCACTTGAACCGGCCGATCCGCCATTGTGGATCCATGTTTGCGCGCGACCTGTAACGCCTGTAAGAATGATTATATCACCCTCTTGTTTTTCGTCGCCATTGGTGTAATTTGCCGTTACCCATGCGCCAATGCTGGTTGCGGTTGTATCAACGGCTACATCGGTAATTGTGAGCGGCTTTAATTTCAATTGCTTTTCACCATTAACGGTTACGAGCTCGGCATAATTTGCGCTATCGGTTGCGATACCAACAACGGCGTTTGCCTCTAAATATTGTTTTGTTACGGCGTGGTTATCGGCACTGATTGCGCCCTCGATTGATACTTGGCCTTTGAATACGTTTTGTGGGCTAAAAAATTCCATGATTGGATATCCTCAATGTTTGCGTTTGTTTGTTTGCGTGGCGGTGCCACGGGTTCATATTAACGCAAATAAACGGTGCCCGTAACTGAATTGTGGAATGTTATAACAACGCGGTTTGCCGTTGGGTGTTGTACGTTGGCGGTAACCACATACCCCCCAATAACAATGGTTGTATTTGGCACATATCCCAAATTATGATCAATAATAACCGTGTTCACATTTACAAAATCGTGGCCGGTTGGCGGTTGTTGAAAAAATACAGCGTTGGCCATGGTTACTCATCCTCTAATATGATCAAAATGGTACCGGTACCCGCTTGCATGGCAACATAAACCGCGTTGGGCCGATCTTTACCACGGCCATATTTTACGCCCAAATAACCATAATTGGCAACAAATACCGCGTTTGCCGATGGTGTGCCATTGTCGACGCCCTCAAATGCAAATTTGCACTCACCTGTTTTTGTACCAATGGTAACCGTACGGGTGCGGGGTGGTAATAATATTTCGGTGTTATTGGTGGTTGCACTAATCGCACGGGTGTGTGGGAATTGGTTAACCGTTGTTAAATCAACACTCATTGTAACGCCTCGTTTGTTTATGGTTAACGGTTTTGCCACGCCTTGCGGATGGCATCACGGTTTGCGCGGTAAAATTCGATATCGCTAGCCCCTCGCTTTAACAGATCACCCGCCTGTGTGGGTGCCGGTTGAGCTCCCGTATTGGTGCGGGGTGGTAATAAAGCCGGCGCAACATCCGTTTGCATGGCATCGGGTGCCGGTTGCGGTTCGGATGTGGCCGCCAATGTTGAGGGATCGGCCGCCGTGGTGGTATCCGTGGCAACCGTTGGGGTGGTTTGCAAATGTGGGCGCAACACCAACGGCGCGTTGGTTGGATCGGCTTTTATGGATGCCAACCAATCGCCCAATGGTACTGGTTGATCGTTGCCTTGCATCGCTTTATTGTATGCCCATTCCACGGCGTCGCGCAATTCGGGATCGGTAAAACCGTTTTGGGCCATCGCGTTGTGGCGGTCGTAACGTTTGTTGGCATCCGTTAATTGTGTCTCCAATTCGGATATTTTACCCTGTAACGTATCCAACGATGCCAAACGGCCCGCGGTGTTATCCAATTCGGTTTGCAACGCCGCCGCCTGTTCTTCAGCTGTAACGGCGCGCGCGCTTAATTTGGTTATGCGGTCTTTAAATGCGGCCTCAATATCGGTTTTTGCCACGTATTCGACGCCCTCGATCTCTTTTGTTCTCATGGTGTTACCTCGTTGTGTTTTTGGTTATTGTAATACATAATATGCCCGTTGGCAATTATAGGAATTCGGCGCGCTCGCGGCGGATCTGTGTTAGATATTCGCGGGCCTCGCGTTCATCCATATCATCAAACATCATCATAACGGCGGTTACGGGGGATATTAAACCGGCGGTTAATTTGGCCGTGATATCCTCACGTTGTGCGCGCATTTCGTCCGGCGTTAATGGCATACTGTGATATGATACCCTGTAACCATCCTCGGGTAAATTGGTACCCAAAAACCGGTTGGCTAACATCGCGGTTTTGCTTAATAGCTCTTCATCACCCATGCGAAATACGGGCGCAAATTTCTTTTGTGCATCCCGTTGCCCACTACGTGATACCGCCAACGCATACCCCGATCGCGGGTCGCCTGATTGGCGGGATATGTCGGATGGGCTTAAACCGGCGGCCAATCCCACGCGCATTTCGTATTTGCTGATTGAATCTAATAACGAGGCGGGATCCGTTGGGTTTGTAAAGCTGCCGACCAACGGTTGGCCCTGTGCATCCGGATCTTGCGTAAATACTAGAATCGAGCTGGGATCGGTGGCAATGGCGGATCGGCGTGCAATTTGATCGGTATCCATTTGGGATAGCCCCGCAACCGATAGGCCCGCCACGTATTTTTGGGCCCATGCACAATCACGTACACAATGCACCCACATGGAATACAATACCGCGGATGTTAAAGAACCGTAAACCATTTGTGAGGCGTTATAACTATCCCACAAAAACCCCGTTTTTTCAGCGTGATACAATACAACCGGTAAAAATGGCCGGCCATCGGCATCGCGGTATGGGTAATCAACACCGGTATGTGTTGGATGGCCCATATATGTTTGCGATACATCGGCGCCCAATGTACCATCATTGTTAACGGCAAACATGCCAAACATTGGTTGATCTAGATCTCGAATATCCAACACATCCGCAACCCAATCATATTTGCCGGTATCGGGGTGGCGGCGCAAACGCATTTCGCGGTAATATGTTGGGGTATCCGGCCGATCCGGATCCGATTCACAATAAACAAAATCAGGCGTCACCAATCGGTATTGGATGCCGGGGTAATCCGCTTGCACATCGGTGTGCGGGTTAACGTCGATGCGTATAAACGATTCACGCAACCCAATAACCATTTGTTGGGTGCGTTGCATCAATGGCCACAAACCCGATTTTGTTACGAGGCCCTCGCGGGATGTTAACGCCTCAATATTGCCACGCATGTTTGTTACCGTTGGTGTTTCATGGTACAACACGGATAATTGGCGGGTGATTTGTTCAAATGGATTTGATGATAGATCGGCCGGCCCCCATGATTCACGGCGATCCGCCGGTAAATGCCGGCTTAATTCATCCTCTAGATCTTCTTCCCACGCGCCAATAATCAAGCGGCGGCGCAATGCCGTGTGTTGCCATCGGTTTTGGCACTCGGGTGTGGGTGCAAATGGTGTAACGGGTATTGGCTGTTGCATTTTTGGAGCTCCTAATAAAACCGGATCGGTGCCGTGGGTGCTTGGTATTTTACATCAATGGTTGGTACCAATGTATAACGCAACGCATCGATACAATGCCCGTATTCATCGCGGGATCGTAATGATTGGTTGCGTTTCATTGTCCAACGTTGCAAACTCATTATAGTACGTTGGCAACGGGGATGGATAAAAAAGTTTTTACGCGCCTGTATTGAGTGAATCAACGCCGCGCCATGGTAAACACTGTAACGGGGTTTACGTACGGTACGAATACGCCACGGTAAATTGTTGGGGGGGTATTGTAAGACCTTTTCAAATGCCCGCATCAATAGCGAATTACTCATTTTACCCGCACCGCCCGATCCGCCATAATGGATATTATCGCCTGTCCATCGGCATTGGCCCGGCTCAACATGGTTACGTTTTAACATTTCCAAAATTGCACGCGCGTGTGCCTCGGGTGTGGCGGCCCCGCTCGTATATTCATCCAACACATACACGATCGGTTTTTCAGGATCGGCCATGTTGATCGCCGCCAATATGGCAACCTGTGCATTTGGTTGTGAACCGTGATCAACGCCAATACCAAATTCATATTGGCCACCGGGCGGTGCGGGTAAGCTGCTAATCATTGTTTCATCAAATTGATCAAAAACGCGGCCCTCGGGTATGCCCACGGCCCAATCACCATTTAACCGCGCGGCCCGATCAATTGGCAAATACGTTTGGGAAATACGATCAATGGTGGATTGGGCTATCAATGGATTTAAACCCATTGGCGTCGTTGCCTCAACCGTTAACGGGGCTTGGTGGCATGATACGGTGCCCTCATCCACCAATTTTTTTAAATATGTTACATCCTGACCAACGGGGGTCATGGTAATACCAATTGTACCCGTTTTGCCACCGGCACCGCCTCGCAAAACGCGAGCTGCAAGCTCGCCCCAAACATCTTGGCCAACCGGCTCATCTATCGCAACATACGAGATCGTAGACGATGCAAGGCCCAAACCTTGGTTAGCTGTTTTTACCATGATCAACGAACCGTTACGAAATCTAATAACGGGGTGGATGCCTCTAAACCCACGCCCCGGCACAAATTCACAATCGGGGTGTAATTCGTTTTTGGGGCACATGTTATACAATTTTTCTTGGATCGTAATGCTTTGTTGGTGGCTGTGTGTGATCAAAAATGCTTGTATTGGAGGCGGATCCGTTTGTATGTACGGATGGGTGCCCAAACATCGGTGTATCAATTCGGCACACGCGGCCATGGTTTTACCCACTTGGTTACCACCCAATAATAATTTGATCTTGGATGTATCCCGCATCCATGCGTGTTGGGGTGGCGTTGGCCGGAAATATGCCAACGGGTTTACATCCGCACGGCGTTTAATTTTCCGGATGTTGCCAGTTATTGCCCGAATACTCAACAGGCACCCCCAAATGCGCCGCACCCTCGCACAATACGATGGCCACGGAATCGCCCCGCAATTTGGCCAATGCTTGGCACGTCATTATGTAATTTATGGCCCGTGGCTCGGTACCGGTTCGCCATTTTAAAATCATTGTGGGATTGGATCCCAATTGATCGGCCAACCATGTAATGGTTTTGCCATGCGTGGTTAAATTGCGGCGCACCCACTCGCCAAAATTGGCCGTTTTTTTTGTTCTCATCATTTACCCCGTGGCAATCACATGGATCGCACCCGCAACACGCACAAAATGCCATTATTTGCGCCTCGTAACTAAATCCACACACGTATTATAATCCACATTTTCGGCATTGCACACGCCAAATATTGCAACGCTGTTTGCCACGTTGCTAATTTCCTCACATTCGGATTGAGCTGCCCCCGCGCCGTTTGTTTGCAAACGGCAAAACATCTCACGGCACAACATCGGGCCGTGTGTATTCATCCAATCGGCACCGCATGATACGGTTAACATATCGGTGGCGGTTAGGTTTTTGGCAACATCGTTACGCGCATCAATGGCCGCGCGCAAATCACCAATTTGATCGGCCAAACCCGTATTGGGATCCGCCTCGGGTTGCCGGGTATGTATCCACCACACCACCGCAACGGTTGAAAATACACCGCTAAATGCGCCCCACGCCGCCGCCTGTATTATGCTCATGCTTTACCCCCTTGTAATGGTATCACGTTGGCCAATTGTTGTACGTTTTGTTCGAGCTGTTGCCGCAACACGGGCGGTAACGTAATAATGGCGTTTGTTATCTCACTAATCAATTGTTGATCTGTTAGGCCCTCGAATTCATCACCCATTTGATTTTCGGCCTCGATTTGTCGTATGTTTGCAACCACGTGCAACAATTGCCGTTGCAACGCCGCGTACGCTTGCCATGATTGGGCGGCCTGTGCTTGGTTGATCGCCTCGTTTAAATCGGCGGCCTGTTTGCGCAACAATTGGTATGTATCGGTGGGCATTTCCACGCGCTCGGTTTGTTCGGTTTCGATCCGGCCATCCTTTACAAATCCGTGGCGTCGCTCCAATACCCACGCCGCGCATTTCCAATCTTTTGTGGCGTGATCTTGAATCAACGCCAACATGCGATCGCCGTTTTGCGCTTCAGCTGCCAACACATCGCGCCGGAAATCAACAAATTTACCATGCGGTGCCGTTTGGCCCTTTTTCATCCAAATATAAAATGTTGATTCATGGATACCGGCAATGTTGCACGCCATGCGGTACGTTGAGCCACGGCCCACCGCCTGAATGATCAACGGGGCCACCTTTTCAAATTTACCGGTTTTGGTTTTGCGTTTGGCCGGTGTTTTGGCACCGGCTTTTGGTTTTGGGGTTTTGGATTTACTCATTTTTACGCCTCGAATATCTGGTTTTTTTTGGAAAAATTTACACGTATCAAAAAAAAGTCGTGGTTCATGCAG